GGTAAACTTTCACCGTGCATTGAAACGTAAAATGAAAAGAAAGGGTGTTAATAACATCCGTCGTGACCCGATTCAGTTCGAGAATATCCCGGTTAAACTTAACCAGCACTTGTACGACTCATTTGAACTCGACGACAGAGCTCGTACGATTTCATTTGATAACCTCGTGTCTGAAACGCTTGAACCGTCTATTGCAGCAATGGCTTATGGTTTTGAAAAGGTACTTGCGTATAACGCAATCTCAGTATTCTTGCAAAACACTATAGGTTACCTCGGTGGGCTTACAAGTGCAAACGCTAAGCGTTATGGTTTGGAAGTAAATCAGTTTCACAATGATAACAACGTACCGCCCAGAGGACGTACATTGGCTATCTCTTCCGATACTGAAACTACATTCCTTGATGCTGAGATTTTCCTTACAGCAGATAAACTTGGTGATGGTGGTTATGCTATTACTAATGCTGTGCTTGGAACAAAGGTTGGTGTAGACTTCATGAGAGGTTCTGCTATTCCTTCAATTCCTGCTGCATCTGTTGAAACTGTTGATGGTACAATCAATGAAGCTACAGGTTATCCTGTTGGAACAACTGTTATCACAGTTGATACTGTTGTTGTACAGGCTGCAGGTTCTTATATTACATTTGAAGATTCTCCACTCCCTTATCGTGTAGCTTCTATGACTACTACTGAGATTACTCTCGTAACTGGTTTGCGTGATGCTATCACAGACGGTTCTGCTTACTCTATCGTAGATAGTGGTGCTGTTAATCTGGCTGCAGGTTATGTCGCTGGATGGGAAGAAGAAATAATCGTTGATGGATTTACAGGAGCACCTGTTGTTGGACAGATTTTTACAATCGGTTCTGCTATTTATCTTGTAATGGATTATGATTCAACTACTGGAGCTACATTGCTTGATCGTCCTTTGGATGCGGCAATAGCTGACGACGATATTATTAACCTCGGACCTGCCGGTTCTTATAATCCGACATTTGTAGCTGAAGCTATAGCTGTTGTATCACGTCCACTGGCATTGCCTCTTGACTCTAATGTTATGAGTAATGTTGCCGTACATGATGATATTTCTATGAGAACTACTATCGGTTACGATTATGACTCACAGCAGAATATGGTTACCATTGATTTGCTTATGGGTGTTAAAGTCGTTGATGAAAGTCTCGGTGCTTTACTGTTAGGATAATCTATGTATACCTCAAGAGCAAAAACTAATTTAAGTGCTTCAATTTATAGGCTCAAACATGAGATGGGCGAGCCTATAACTTGGTTAGAACGTACTGGAACTACTGTAGATTACGATACCGGTATTATGACAGAAACAACTGTTGAAATACCTATACATCGGGCAATAGTATTACCTATTGAAATGATACAGAAAGCAAAGTATTCTATAACATTTCTGGCCGCGAATAAGAATTTTGTTTATGATGGTTTATATGAGAAATCTAAATTAGGCGTACTTATAGATTTGAGAGATATCCCTTTTAGGGACTTTGAGAAAAGAGGCGAGGACCGTGTAAGACTTCAGAACGGAAACGTATTTGAGATTACCAGCCGTGATTATTACGGAATGGAAATCGCCTTAATTCTTGAATTGCAGGAGGTTACTAATGGATAGAGCTAACGTAACAAAATGGATATTTGCATCAGTTGTAAAGCATTTCTCTTCTTTACCTAATCTACATGTTTCAGGTCAGCTTAGAAAAACTGCTGATTATAAAGAATGGGTTGAGCTTAAAATTGATGGCCCTTATATACATAAGTTATCTAAGAACTACCATAAAATAATAGTTGAGATTGATGCTCAAGTTTATACAGTGCAAGATAGAGATTATCTTTATAATAATTTAGAGTTACAAGGTAAAGTGTTGGAATTATTTACTGATACAATCTCAGTATTTAAGTTGGGCAATAAGGCTGGAGACGATGAAAGTTATGTTTTCTGTATTAAATTAAACCATGATGATAAACATTCATTGGATGTTGCGAATTTTGGTTTTACTGAGAAAGATGAAAATATAACTGTATCTGATATTGAAGGTCATTATTGTAAGAAGATTAAAAACTTTTAACGCTGGAGGTAAATCATGGCGGCAAAAGATTTAAAAAACGCGAAAATTAAAATACAGGATGGTACTGCTACTACTCCTAATAGTATTGAAATAGTCGTCGGTGAAGGTAACCTTACATGGTCTGTAAAGAACCCTTTAGAGTACCGTAAGAACCGTGGTAAATTGGGTTCTGTTAGAAAAGCAGATGAAGAACCAGTTGAAGTTTCGATTGAAGCTGAGTTCGATTTTGTTATTTCAGATACAGGTGAGCCAGTAACAGTAACAGAAGCACTTACTAAAACAGGTGCTGCAAGTTCTTGGGTTACAACATCAACTGATGCTTGTGAACCTTATGCAGTTGACTTGATCGTTGAATTTGAACCTGAGTGTGATGATGGAACGTTGGCAGAAAGAATTACGTTCCCTAATTTCAGACCTGATAATCGTGATTACGATATTGAAGCAGGACAGATTTCAATTCCCGGTAAGTGTAATGTACTTGATATTGTGGCTGAACGTTACGATCCCAATGCATAACTAACCAATCTCAGCATTACACACTGTAGTGCTGAGATTTTACCAGTATACTATACAGTATACTATATAACTATACATAATAGGAGCCAATTATGAAAATTTTCGGAAAAAAGATAGATAAACCTAGCAACGTTTTCGTTGTAATTCCACGTGAGACAGGAGACATTGTTTTTGAAATTCAGTCAGTACTTGATTATGACGAATTCGATGCAGTATGCCCTGAGCCAACAATGCCAATGGCGACGAACCAGAAAACCGGCAAATCTGAACCTCAGGAAACTAAGAGCTACAAGAAGAAAGCAGACGAGTATGCAGATATGAAAATGGCTTATCTCGTTATTAAGTCTCTTGAAGCCACAGAAGGACTTGAGTGGGAAACTGTGAATTTAAACGACCCTAAGACTTATGGTAATTACGTTAAAGAACTTGAAGAGTCAGGTCTTGTTGCAAACGATGTTGTTAAGATTGTAAATGGTGTACTTGAAGCAAACAGTCTCGATGATAAAAAGTATGCTGAGGCTCGTTCACGTTTTTTAGCTTCTCGGTCCAAAAAGGCAAAAAGCGCATAACACCGCAGTACCGTACTATGGATTATTCCATATACCGTACTTGTGAAAGGTTTGGAATATTACCACCTAGAGCAAGAACACATTGGGATGACATAGATTTTTGGACACAAGGACGTCTGCTATCTTATGAAGAGATACGCAGTTATGAAGAAAACGAGTTATTAAAAGCACAAAGTGGAACGCTATAATGGCAGGAATAAATTTCAAATTTAATTTTGGTAAAATTACTGATCTTGAGAAGAATATGAAAAGAGAAGTAGTTACTGAAATGAATGCATTTTGGAATGAAGCTGTTATAGCGTTTATAGATGGTGTGAGGGATAATACCAAGATTGAAACTGGTATGTCCCAAGCATCACTTATACCTTTATCTGAAAAAGTAGGTTACGGAAGTTTATGGTCAACAATAAAAAGTGACTCAAAAAGGGATTTCGCAAAACCTTTATACACATTAACAGGTGAATTTAGAAAAGGTTTATCTAGGTCAATGTATAGAGGTTTATTGGCAGGTAAAAAAGCATATAAACTTAAAAGGGCTTCAGCTAAAAGTCCAACACTAGATTTAGTATTTAATATTAAAGTATATCAGCATGCAGGATGGGAACCAGAACAACATTCATTAGCCGCAGGAAGACAAGCAATGCTTGATTACATGAAAGCAAATAAGGGTAGTTTAGAAAAAAGAATTGGCAGATTATATCGTAAAATCGTTGGTTCATACTTAAGAGGTGAGTAACATGGGCGTAGAAATTAAAAGTGATTTTGGTAAATTTAATAAAGATATAGAATCTATTATATCTAATTTAAGCGGTCTTACTGCTAAACTTGAAGAGATTAAAACTGTATTCAGTTCAGTAAATATTACTAAACTTTCAGATGCATTTGAATTGCTAACACCTGCTTCGAATAATCTCGGCAAAGCATTTGATAAATTAGAGCCTAAAACGATAAAATATAATGATACGTTGAAAGAGAATAACAGGTCTCTGCGAGCGTCTACTCGTACAACAGTATCGCAGATGTCAGCATTAACCGACACTATAGTAGCTAATAAAGCACCAGTAAAACAATTAGCCACTACATTTAAAGTACTTGGAGATAAGCTTGCAGGTAGCGATAAAAATATGGTATTAATCGCTCGTAGGTTTTCTGGTATTGCAGTAAACAGTGCAAAATTACGCGGTGAATTATTATTAGCGCGTGACAGTGCTAAAGGTTTCGCAACAGCTTTACAAACGGCAATAGGTAAGCTTGATGTAGGCTCAAAAATTACAGCGTTTAAAAATCAATTAGCTGCTCTTACAGGTGAGGTTCGCCGTACAGTTGAAAACCTAGGAAATCTTAGACGTGCAACAGGTTTATCTACTTTTACAAATACTAATAAATCAATAGCAGAAGGTAATAGACGCTTAAAAGAATTCAATACACACTTATCACGTACAGCATCAAGTACTAGACTACTTATGCATATGGCTATTTATAAGATATTCTCACGTATATCTATACATGTACGCCAATCTATTAAAGACTTAAATGATTTTGAAAAGGCACTTCAAGAGGTTTATGTAGTTGCTGGAGGTAATGCTGATATTGCTAGTTTAGATAAAGGTATAAGGAAACTGTCTGAAACATTCGGTATACTTAAAACTGATATTAGTGAAGCTGTTTATCAGATTATATCTTTACGTTATGCTAAAGCAGATAATGCGTTGCGTATTATGAATGATATGCTCACTGCATCTGTTGCATTGAAGACTGACTTAGCATCTACTGTTGAGATTGTTGCTGGTGCTTATAATAACTACGGTGAAGCACTTGGAAATACAAACCTTATACTTGCCCAATTCCATCGCACAATACAGTTAGGTAAAGTACGTTTAAAAGAACTTAAAAATATTATGGGTACAGTACTTCCTACTGCACATAAATTAGGTGTATCTATGAGTGAAGTAAACGCTATGTTTGCAACATTCACTATTAAAGGTATGAGTGCCAGTCGTGCCGGAACACAGATTAGGTCACTATTAGTTACGTTACTTAAACCAAGTGAATCTCTTCGTATTGCTTATGAAAAATTAGGTTTTGCAAGCGGTAAACAAGCTATAGAACTTTATGGGCTTATGAGTGTATTGAAGAAATTAAATACCCATTATGCTGGTAACAGTCAAGCATTAGCAAAAGCATTAAGCCGTCAACGTTCAATCACAGCATTCTTATCTTTATCATCAGACGGTTTCAGAGCATATAGTGAAGCTGTAAATGCTGGACGTAAAGCTATTGAAAACTTTAACGCTGTGAAAGTAAGCCCTCTGGAAAGTCAGGCTAAAAAGTACGATAAAATAATTGAAGAGTTGAGAAATAATTTTGAACAAAACTTTACAAAACCGTTCCGTGATGCTGTAATAGCACTAGCAGATTACTTAAGACCTATAAGTAAATCATTATTAAATCTTATAAGAATTATGCTTATGTTTGGGGCACCTATTTACGTATTTAATAAGCTTGGAAAAGCAGTATCTGCTATGAGTTTGCGTATGGTAAAACTTGATAAAGTACAAACTCGTACATATCAAAATTTACGTGTAGGGTTGAAGGCTGAATTACTTGCTTACAGGACCAGAGATAATCTTACTAGACAATATAGTTCAGCAATATTTAAAGTAAATGATGCTACAAAAAGAAGTATACTTACAACTAAACAATATGCTGTAGTAAGTAACAAGACTTATAACTCAGCAATATTAGGTTCTACTAGATTAGGTACAGTTATACGTACAACAGCTATTAGAGGTAAGATTGCAATGCTGGGATTATCTTCTGCAATTAGAACTGTATCACTTACTATGAAAGCAGCTATTGCATCTACTCTTATAGGTGCTGCAATAGCTGGTATTATATATGCTATCGAACGTTTAGTTTCTTCATTTTTTACTTTAGACGCTGAACTGGATAAATTGGCAAAGAATAGCCGTGTTAATTTTGAGAAAATACAGCACAGTAATGAGCTTGCTATGGAGAATATTAAGAACGATTCTCTTACAGTTATAACCGATATAAGGTCTGCATGGAAGGATAGTATTGATGCAACAGTGGCCAATATAAATAGATTAAGGGAAAATAAATCAGCTAAGGATTTTTCTAAAGACTTTGCCCGATCAATGAAAGAAAGTGTTAAACTTGTTGACGGAGCTATAAATACATCGTTATCTGATGTACGTAAATATATTACTAAAACTGAAGCTCTTATAAAACGTTTACAAGTATCATTAGATAAATCAAAGAATACTTTTAAGTCTATCCTTGATAGAGCATTCGATAAAATTAAAATAGATATTGGTGTAATACTTAATAAGAAAAGTTATAATAAGATAAAAAATGAAATAACTGAATTAAATAAACATGATGAAAACTTAAAGTTTAAAGCTCAAAAACGAATCTCGGTATTGGAGCGTAAACGTTTAATAGCCTCTAGAACTAATCTGAAAAGTAAAGAACCTATAGATATAAATGCAATAACTATAGATATTAGAAGATTAAAATCTGAATTAAATGATGATTTAGTAGAATCTACGAATAAGAAAAAAGAACTGTTAGAAGAGCAGAAGAAACTGGAATTATTTACATCGAAGAAAGTACCTTCAATGTACGATGGTTTAAATCTTGAACAGACTGAAATAGGTCTTGCTAAGGCTAATACGTTAATTAAAAACGCATTCGGTTTTATTAAAAAAGAAAATGTAGATATTAAACCTTTTGCAGATATAAAAGATTCTACTAAAGCATTAGAAAGTGTAAAGAAAGCTGAAGACCATCTAAGAGCAGTTATTAAAGATGCTGAATCTGCTGGCGTAGACACTAAAGAATTAAATGCTTATGCTAAAATGCTTGAAAAGAAAGAAATAACATACGCGAAACATTTATTAGTTTTATCTAGAATGGAGATTGCTAATAAAAAGATTGCAGAAAAGAAAATATTAGATCTTAAAGAGAAATTTAATAACGCTTATGAAGATAAAAGTATAGATACGCTTAAAACTATTCTAGCAGGTGCTAAAGATGCTTTATCAGGTAAAGAATTAGAAGATTTCCGTAAAGGCGCTAATCAGATTATTCTAAACCTTGAAAGAGATAAAGAACTTACAGCAGCATTAGGTAGATTAGAAACTCTGCAAGGAAATATGTATACTGAGATTAAAGCTATAAGAGAACAGGCTGCAAAAGATTTATTACAGAAAAAACAGGAAATAGATAAAGCTCAATTGAAAGATGATATAACACAGAAAGGTACTGAGGCTGTAAAGGCATCATCCCTGAATGAGTTTAACGTTTTAGCTACTGGTAGCTTAGATAAATTAACTAAATTCATATCTCAACTTTATAAAAGTGGTGGTGCAACAAGAAATGATTTAAATATATCAAAACTTATAAGTGATGTTTTACAAAAGAATGATACTGAAGCACTTAATAAACTATTAGAAGAATATAGAAATAATTCAAGAGACGTAAACTATATTCTCAAACGTTTTGAAGGTCAAAGTGAAAATAAAACATTAACAGAAGCATTAAAAGTTATAGATAATTTCTTAAGAAATAGTATTAATCAAGAGAAGACGCTTGAGTTGCAACAGAAAACAGAAACTGATAAATTGAATAATCCACTTAAGGAAGAAACAGCAGTAAACAATTTTAACGTTAATACCGAGATTAGAGATATACTTAAGAATGGATTATCACAACCAACGAATGTAGCTAGTAATGTCAACAACGGTGTGCACAATAACAATGTACAGGTAGCATCGAATAAGCAACAAACAACTATAACGCTTGACGATAATAGAACTGTTAACGTAGAATTGATATTAGATGAAAGTGTATTATCAAGAGTTATACAAAAGATAGGTTTTGAACAGCCTGAATTAATTTATACAACATAATCTATAAGGAGGATTATAATGAAGTCTAAATGGAAAATGGAAGGTAAGTTTCGTCTGGAGCAAGTACGTGATGGTAAAGTAATTGCTGTAAGAGAAGGTAAAAACATTATCGTAAGTGAAGGTTTTGCATCACTACTTGATATTATGTTTTACAGCACTGCCAAGATCAGTAACTGGTATATCGGTTTAGTTGGCGATGCACCTGTTTATGCGGTAGGTGATACATTAGCATCTCATTCCGGTTGGACTGAGGATGCCAATTACGCCGGAGACAGAAAATCATGGGTTACAGATGCGAGTGCATCAGGCAGTATCAGTAACAGTACAGCAGCAGAATTTACTATGAATGCTACTACTATTATAGCAGGTGCATTTATCTGTTCCGCTGCTACAGGAACAACTGGTACTTTATGGTGTGAGAAATCATTCTCAGCAGATTTATCTGTTGTAGACACAGACGTTATTCGCATCTATTACACAACCACAGTAAGTCAGGCTTAAACTATGTCAGTATTTACAGTACATCTTGAAGAATCTATCAATATGACAGACGCTGATAAAGCACCTCTTATAGAGGATATGACTTTATTAGATACTGTTAATGGTGGTATTTCCGATGCTCATATATCTTTAGCTGAGGCTATAGGTGTATTAGAAGCAGTAGCTTATAATTGGACAGGCTCAACTATAGTAGATATAAACGCAGGTGAATATTTATTTGCTGAGGATTCTGTTGTAGGTTATAAGAGAGGTGTACTGTATACTGAATACGTTACAGAAGCAATCGCGGTATTGGATAGCATAAGGAAACTGACTGAAATAAATTTAAGTGAATCTTTTAATATTAACGATATTTTATCAGACGGCGGAGGTAGAAGTTTAATAGAGAAATTAACAGTTTTATGTGCTGTAACTGCAACAAGCGGTATTAGTTTAATTGAAGTATTCAATATAAATGAAACATTGATAAATAATATACTCGCCAATAGAAACTTAAACTCTAATATGGTTATGGAAGAATTCCTAGCTGTTTATAAAATTTCAAATGGAGTTATAACATTAGTTACATGTCCTGAGCCTATTATAGACTACATTTATATGGAATTGTTTTCAGATGTAAATATAAATGTAACAGTTAAATTGCCAGAATTTGGGGATGAACATAAAATACAAACCAGTATTATACGCAGTGAAGATATTTACATTCGCAGAGATTTAGATAATAGTAAGATAACTATGAGTTTTAATACGATTATAAATAAGAATGATTTAGTAGATTTTTATAATAATAGTAGAGGTGGACGTATAAAATTCACAGACCAGTACAATATTAATTATGTAGGTTACCTTACTAACTCTATATCATTTAAGGAAGATTCTACTAAAGACGGTGAATGCGGAGATTATAGTACAGAATTAGTATTTGAAGGAAAAAGAATATGATAACTTTACAGAAAAATGAACTTGTTGTAGTTTTACGTAACCCTGAATTTAAGGACGCTGATGACTACTTTGCTACTGTAAAATATAAAAAAGATTATGATTATAATATACACGCAGTCTCCGACGGAACAGAAAAACGTATGCTTACTCTTAATTTTAAAGAAGTACCTAAACGTTATTATGATGCACTCAGTGAGTTTATAGTAAAATATAACCATACACAAGTACAGTTTATAGATTGGTATAATACCGGTATGCTTGTTGCGATTAGAAATAATACGTTAGATGGTAAAGCAGATGCATTCGGTGAATATTATTCATTTACATTAAATTTGGAGGTATTATAATGCCTTATCCTTTAACAGCACCAGCTCAAACTAAAATAAGTTCAATAGATAATGTATCAATAGTACCTCTTATCGAATTTACCGTCGATGGGAAAATCTTCCGTTATTCAACTATTGAGATTTTTGATGCGAAGAAAGGTCTTAAACTGTCCACATCTGCTTATGAGTTTATGAACGCCACAGGACAATCTGGTTCATTGCCTATAAATATCGTCGATGAAACTGGTGAAATCTTCAGCATACTTAAAGACGAAACGATCGTAAAAAGTAATATCAGTATTTACATAGTTTTCACAGACCTTACATGGGCTGATAATGTTCTAATCTTTTCAGGTAAAATTGAAACGCCGTTTAAGTGGAGTGAGAATACTAGGATTATATCTTTCAATTGCCTACCTCATAGATTAGAAGGAACGATAACTGGTCCGATAGTATTTGGTGATATGCCTGGAGTACAAATAATTGACCCTTTAAATGGTTTAGCTGCTACATCCCCTATTTATATGCGTAGTGCAGGTAAACGTAAAAGATTCGCTTCAAATATAGTTACAGGAAACAGCGATTTTACAGTAAATATAGATATACCTGATGAATATATTGATACTAATTGCTATATTAAACTTGGTAAGATTTTATGTAACGGGTCATTTATAGATAAACGTACATTTCATTGCAATGCTATAAATACAACTTACGAACTACCTAATGTAAGGAATAGAGATGAAGATGATTCAGATATAGATAACCGTAATGCTGTTTATATAACTGGTTCTGGCGTAGATTTAGCAGGAAAATATATTAGATTTAAAATAGATACAGAATATCAAATATTCCGTTTCGCTAAGACTGAATTTGAAACTACTGGAGGTTCTTCTTTCGGTAATTTAGAGGCTGGTGCTATAACTGAACCTTCACTTATGCCTCAGGTACCTGATAACATAGAAGAGGATGTATTTAAACAAGGAAGTATAATAGTACCTGAAACAAGCTCATACAACGGTAAGGTAAAAACTACTAAGAGAAAGGATTCGTATTATTATACTTGTAAATGCACTTCTTACAGTCCTACAGATGGTAAAATGATTATAGACCAAGGTCCTGTCAATATGTTTGGAGAGCCGATATTTTTAGATCAATACAATGCTCAAATTATAGGTGTATATGGTGAATACCCTTTATCTATTCCTGGGAATATGTACGTAGATTATTCTGAGTATTGGACTACTGGAGACTCAGCTAAGATAGAATTTATAGGGCAGACATTTGAACACACAATCTCAGTATTGCCGGCAAACAGTATTACTAATATATTTACAAGCGATATGCAATTGCAGACTGAAATTGAGTATGATCTCGTACTTAACCCTGAGGCTAAAATAAAAGTAAACACAATAGGAAATAGGTGGTGCAGTGTATCTAGTACAGTAGGACCTAATATAGTAGATATTATACAATATATAATTGAAAACTATACAGAACTTACATTTAATGCTGATTCTGCTTTACATACTACACACTCCAATTTTCCTGTAGGCTTCTATTATACAGATGACGTAGATGTTAAAAAGGTGTTAGATGATATATGTCTACAGGCTTGTTTAAAGTATACTATTTATGGAAATGATTTTACGTTAAAAGATGCTACCACTAAAAATGAGGTCATAAATGAACTTACATTACAACAGAGTAATCTCGAGATTGGAAGCTTAAGATGGGAAACATCTCGTAGTGCTGATTTATTTACAACTGTTATAGGTGAATGGAGCGTAAACAATTACCCTGATAATAATAAAGAAACTGTTGAGATGTCAAACAATGAATCTAAATTCGATGAAAATATTAAGACTATAAATTTCAATATTTACCATGCCGAAGGAAGTGTCGAAAGAGCAGTAACTTATTATATTGATCTCTATAGTAATATATGGGAATATATAACTTTTAGAAGTTTCCTATACTGTATAAACTTATATCTTTATGAACGTGTAACTATTAATGCTCCTATTATAGGTGAGAATAGTGGTATTATTGAAGAGTTTGATTTCAGTATGAGTACATACTCTACTAAACTGAAACTGAATACGTTAAACAGTATGACCGGAGGTAAAGGTTACTTAGAAGGTACATGGGATGGTAGTTATAATCTAACACAAATAGATAATGATTTTCTAAGATTAAATATGGTTGAAAATTCATTACCTAATAAGGTAGATGCTTCAACTAGGTTTATACCAGCATTAGTTCCAGGTGAAGGTTTTCAGAAATTTTCAATCTATATGCAACAGAAAACAAATTTAAAAATGAAGGTTATAGCTATTTACTTAGAGTGTCTAGTGTGTAAAATAGTAGGTGAAAATGACTATAATAATTACAATAAAGCATTTGGTAAAAATCCAATGGGAGCCAATTTTATGGTTGCTTGGTCTGATAACTTTTTCTGGTTAAATAAAGGCGCTGAACTTGCTGCTAATGATATTAAGCTTGTATCTACATACTATAATAAATATAATCAAGCAATAATTGATGATGATGGTCAACGTTACTTTATAACACCTACACTTAAAATTAGTAGTGACCTAATGAATATACCTGAATATGATCAACCAATATCTGATGGTTCAATTATACAGGTTAGTTTTTCACAATCCGGGTATTTAACTAACTTTAAGAACTGGACAGGGGTAAGTAAACCTGTATTGCTTAACTTTAAGATGACAGGAGAAGAGCGTAGCTGGGCTATAAGAAAAGGTGATATATTCAATAGTAAAGGAAATGAAGTATGAATGAAAATTTAGCAAGCCATGGATTTTTAGCTGGTGATAGTTCATCTTACAATGGCTATTTTAAAGTAACTGATACCAGTGTAAAAGATGAAGACGGTGAAGTTACAGAGCTTAAGATAAATACCACTTACGGAATTATGCAATTAAACAGCGGTATTGTAACTGTGCCGGCTAGTGAAATATCTGTAAGAGAATCAGATAAATTTATAATACTGAGATCATCTTTACTACAAACTGTAATTGTTTCTAGTGACGTTTTTGAGTACACTGAAGGCGAGAGTAATATTGTTATAGCTTCGTTTAATGTGGTTGATGGTCTTATAACTGATCTGGTTCAACAAAATTATGGTCAACCTTTAGGTATTATATTGGGTAAGTGTTAATATGAGTTTATTATGGTTACAGAACAATAAAATAGTTGAAGAATCTCACATCTGTTTAGGTAAGGAATGTCCTTGCGATGATGAAGATTTGGAGATTTGTGTTTGTACAGCATGTTCAAGATGTATGACTGTAGTACCTATAGTTTACCTAGATGGAATCAAGTATTATTCTATTCTTACTCTTCCGTACACAGACTATTGTAAACCTTTCTCAGTTAAAAACCTTGAAGAGACAAGTTATCTTTATGATTATAACACAAGACTTAGAACAAATATAACTATAAATTTCAGTATATTAGTATTAAGTAAAATGTTTATTATACATAATATAGCTGTAACTGAAGTAGTAGACCCATTTACATCTATAACTTATTTTGCACCTGATACTAAGATTGAAGGAAATGGTGAATCTAATTGTGAAGCATGGGGGACAGTTTGGAGATACACTCCGCTAAACTACATTTATGGTATGATGGGAGATAAATTCAGTAGTGCTACACTAAACCTATACAGTACACCTGAATTGGTAGGAACATATAATATAACGTTTGATTGTTGGTTTGGCGGTCCTGCTGATGATTCAGGAAATGAGTATTTTGGAGAGGATTTACTTTTTAGCGCAGATGGTAGAACTGTAGTAGCTACTAAAGATACTGCTGTGCGTTGGTATGCTAATTTTGGCACTTATTATTATTATCTTATGATGGATACTTCTTTAATTTACAACCCTACAAGTTACCCAGTAAGAGAAACGATAGGAAGTTATTCTATATTTTATAATGGTATAAGCGATTTTCAAGCCAATATAGACGGTCATTGTGGTGGTCCTGTAGGACGTTATACTGGACGGTTTAAAACGTTTGAGGTAAGTGAATGAGTAACAATGAAATTAAACATAGATGTACATGTATAGGTGTACAATTAGAAGGTAAGATTCAATACAATAATGAAGAGTATTGGAGCGTAGATTCTGAAAGTACAGTACAAATGGCTGGTGAAGCTAGACTTACATGTACCGATGATGATTATGACCCTCACTGTAAATGTACATTTGAAGGTTCGCTAAATTATTACAAGGGTGGTAATCCAGCAGATACAAATATACAACTAGATATTACAGTTGAAAACCATGCTGATAAATTATTATACTGTAAAATTGTAATCTCAGGATTAGATGAATTTACAGGTTTCACAGAAACAGATATATTTTGGCGTCCTCGGTATTGGACTGAGCAAGAGTTTGAAGGTCTAGAAAAACCTTTATGTTTTATACCGCAGTCTACTGATTGGCAAGTAGGTGTTATGTACACTAAAAATTATGATGAAAACGGTAGTGCATTATATGACGTCAAACTAAACAGTACTACAGGATTAAATGAGTTAGTATTATATCTAAGTAAAAATGAAGATATATGTAAAAGTGCATATATAACTAAGAATTATGTGGAGTCTACATATATACCTATGGATTTCGTTGATCTATCATTACCTGCAAGATTCTGTTCGCTTACGAAAGAGAAATACCCAGATATAGTTTACGATAGTACTGGTAAATGTCCGGAATTAACGTTAGAAGTGTTCCCATGGCATCGGGACGGTTATACCGATATTAGCAATACTTTCCATGATTTAACCAGTTTAAAGTATAATGTATTCCGTAAACCTTTTTACGATGAGCTGGATTTTCTTACTCCGACGTATCTCGATGGTTTAGACGTTGGAAGGGAATCTTCTTATGATCGCCCTTTAACAAGTCATAATGACTCTGAGTGGTGGGAAGTAGACGTTCCTTGGAGTAATGAACCGGATTGCGATAAAAAGTATGTGATATCTCTTTATGCTCCGTGTGATGATACACCAACACCTGACGTTCCTTCATATTTTTATAGCTGGAACGTCAGGACATACATCCTATTACAGGTAAGGATTTATATGGTTGGTTAAGTAAAGCTGATTTCCCTGTAACACTTAGATGGAATTTCCCATGTGCACC